TCCCAGCTTGGACCCGCGCCGTGTGGCAGACTTGACCGTTACATTGCTTGGCGTGATTGGCGTCAAGTCGGCCTGGGGCACAAAGAACTCGGCCCCGGTGGTGAATATTTGCAAGTCACGGCCAGAGCGCAGGGCGGTAATGGCGTTGACGCTATCAGTGGCTAGGGTCACTTTGATGGCATCGTCATCTAGCGCCTCTGAGGCTTTGAAGTTGAAGAAGTCGGATACTTTGGAACCAAATAGCGTTGCGGGTTCTGACGCACTGCCACCGAAATACAAGCGACCTTCGTGGAACGTACACGTTCTAGGCCAGCCGCGTGTGTTACTCCAGCAATCCTCATAGCCCGCTTCTAGTTCCCATGATCCAGCGGCAATGGCCGTTGAGGCTTTGGGAAAAGGCACCTCGGTAATCACGCGGACAACCGTGCCGCTGACGTACTCAAAGATGCGAGCGCGGCCAAAATCATTCGTGACGTTGATGTACTGGTTGACGTTGCCGCTTGAGAAGATGCTAGACCCAGCGGTCACTGTCACCACCCCGGTTACCGCATCAGGCGTGATTGTGGCACTAGGGTTGCTGGTGGAAATTGTAAAAGCGGACAACGGCTTCGTTAGGGTTAAGGCCGCAACGGTCCAAGTCTGATTGTTAGCGCCACGGGTAATCCGAAACGGAGCGAAGTTCTCATGCGTACAAATCAGCGTGTCGGCTGATTGTGTGAAGTACAGCTTTTGGAGGTCAAAGGCGCTGACGCCATAGAGGGTGCCAACCGCAAAATCTATGTATTCGTTTGTTGTGCTGTTGAGGTTTTCTATTTGCGTTTGGTCTGCGAAGAAACGAAAGCGGATGGTCGAACTGGTATTGAACGCCGAGGCCACAATCATAAATTTTTGGGTGGTTGTGAACTCAAATGGTATCAACATTACCGAGTTGCTGGGGTTGTCGGCAGTGAGGTCATGCACGAACCGGGTGCCTGGGCGCCGAGAGAACCCGCCTTGAGGTTCAAAGACAACATTGTCGGCAAGGTCCACCGACGAATAGTATTGCTGCAAGTCAATGCGACCGCGCAAGAGCGGGTCCAGTTCACCGACTGTAAAGGACGCTTGATATTGTTGGGTGCGGCTCATCTGATGTCAGTCAGCAAGTAATCAGAGATAACGCTGGGCGGTGTGCCGCTGCTATCCATAGACATCGCCTGACGTAGCCAGCCGCCTCGGAAGTTCTCTGCCGGTGAGCCAAGGGCAATGCCGCGCCAGTATTGGCTCTTTGTGGTCTGGTCAGTGATAACCTCGGCCAAGTGCCACGCAAGCTGGTACACCATCAACGTGATAAAATACGGCGGCATCTGCGCCTCTGGCACCGCCTTCTGGTAATCTATGAAAATGCTGGTCTCGTTGGTCATCAATACAGATAGACCGCCGGTTGATTGGTTTATTTCGTAGGACCGCACCAGTGGGGCATTAGCCGCCGAACTGGTACGCACTGCGCGAGGTACGCCGGTAAGCATGTCACTTGGTAGAATATATTCGTAGGTCCACTCTGATGCTGGTGTGTTGGTGCTTCTGGCCAGTTCGACCTTGGCCACCGTGAACGACCAAGAGAAGATGCCGAGAGTGCTGTTTTTGACCATGTCATATACGATAGAGCAGGCCTGAGAACCGGCGGTGCCATCGTCAAAACTTGAGATACTTTCATCGCCCAACAGTAACAGCGCCTGATTGCAAATAGATATGCTTGTATCGCCCTGGGCCATGTATCAACTCCAATAGGTACGAGGGCGGTTTGCCCGCCCCCGTAGTCAGTATTAGTCGCTGTCAGTGACCGCGATTGTCACGCCGTCACCTACGTCAACCACGCCTGATGGCGTTGGAAAGTACAACATGGTGTGAGGCCGTAGCGGTGCCCCCGGTTGAGGCGTAGGAGTAAATGAGGTCACCCACTACTACGTCACCAGACACATCATTGAAGTAGCCCGCACCATCGACAACCGTCTTGGCGTCAGTGGTGGTGTAGGACCACATTTGAGGCGCTTTGCCCTTTTTTGATTGGCCACCGATTGGTGACCAGTTCGCTCTATCGAAAGCCATCTAGATTACTCCCTAGTTGTGATGTCTACGATGCCAGCGGCATCAATTGCGACAGCACCCATAGACAGACATGCAGCAACCAAGAACGAAGTTTTCTCAGCGATGTAGTCAATCTTTGTCGTTGGTGCCATTCCGACTGCACAGCCAATCGCAGACTTGTGGAACGCAAAGTTTGTGCGGTCGGACGAGCCGTCGATTGCCAAGCCACCCTCGTCGCGGTCGCCCAGCACATGCACGGTAAATCCCATGAACGTGTTGATGTCTCCGCGCTGAAGCGCTTGAAGTGAGGTGTAGTCCGAACTTACAGCCCGCTCGTCACCCAGCAATCCGGCTAGACCGTTTGCGTGAATAACCAAGTGTCTGTCAGTTGCTGGACCATTTGCGGCATTCAATGCTTTCGCGGCTGCTATGAGCTTGCCTACATTGAGGTTTGACGCAGCGGCAGAGCCTGATGTTACAACCGTATTGGCCACCGTGGTGCCCGCTGATGCTGCCGCGATTGCGTCCAGAATTAACTGGTCTTGGCGGCGTCCGATTGCAGAGCCTACGACTTGCGCTAACTCGGAACGCTCGTCAAAGTTCACCTTTTGCTGGTTAAAGATGTCACTGTACTCAGCCGCGATATAGTCTTGCAAGGTACAGCTTACGGTCGCAAAATCGGTGTTAAGCGGCACTACGTCAGTTTGTGGTGAGCGCAGTGATGCGGAACCCTTTCCAACGGTCGGGAAGTTGACGGTCGAGCCTTCAACTCCTGTTCGCGTGCGTACTGTTCCAGCCAACATCGAAGTGCCCTGATAGGCCTGTTTGACCTCGGCGTCGAATAGCTGGACAAACGCTGGTGATAGTCCTGTGGACATAGCTTGTCTCCTGATTAAACCAAAAATTCGCGTCTGGTTATCGGGAAACATCCCGGCCTCTAGCGTGAGGACCGGCCCAAAAAGGGTTGTCAGTCATAATCGCCTTACACGATTTTGCACAATGTGTAAATACTAGGTACTACTTTTGATGTATGTACAAAAAATGGGGAGCAAGGCAAGGACGAGAAAACCTTGCCCCCCAAGGTGCGCCAAGCTGGGAGGAGACCTGGCGAGGCGAACTAACCAAATCGGCGGTTAAACTCATTCTCAACTTTTTGGCGATACGCTGGGTCACTCTGATAGCGTGGGTCTGCCATGCGGCTTTGCATCTCGACCGCAAAATCTGCCTCAGATAGTTGGTCTTCCGCGACCGGGGCCAGCGGTATCTTGGACATATCGCCGGTCATGGTGCGAACTTTCTGCATCAGCCGCTGACCTATGGCCGTGCCGCCCCAGTTGTTTAACTCAGCGCGTTCATCTTCTGTGACAATGCCCTTGCGGACCAGACCGTCAGCCCAAGTCACATTGCTTTTGATTATCTCATTGGCATTAGGTCCAAGAGCCTCATGCTCTGCTTTGTAGTCAGCTTCAGCCGCCGCCGCGTTCTCGCCGGACATTTGCGTGATGGCACCGGCCAGTTCGTCAAATGCCTCTTGGTTAACGCCGTACTTCTTGGCCCAGCCTAGATAGGTATCGACCACCGGGTCATCCAACTCATAGCCTGCCTCGGTCAGTACATCGGTCGAGTATTCGTCGGGCGCTTTGTGCTTTCCCTGAGAGAATTTCTTTTGCAGTTCCTCATAGGACTTGGCTAGGTCTTCCGGCTTGGCGAACTTCTCGTCAAGCCACGCTGGTCGTTCCTCTTTTGCCGGTTTCTCATCCTCGACGCGGTGCGGCATTGCCTCATCTGCGACCTCACTTTCTGGCTCAGAAGATTGTACGCCTTCCATAAGGCTTGCTGGTTCCGGCGCTTCAGTCTCGGCTACTGTTTGACCTTCGTCATTTAAAGTCATCGGCTCTTTTCACTCGCTGAATTATTTCTCGGACAATGCTGTTCTGACCTTCGCGGGCATAGCCGTAGCTTTCATGTGCGCCCGGTGACCAACAAGGCTGGTCGAGGGTCTGGGCGTGTAGGTGCGCCAAGACTTGCTTGCCCGCCGGTGTGGTAAAAGTGCGTTTAAAGTTAAGGTCCATCTCGCGCATCAGGTCGAGAGGTTCTAGTTTGACCGGCTGGGCCTCGGCGTTGACGCCATCCCAGCCAGGGGAGTTTATGCTTCGAATACGTTGGGCGTTGTTCATGCTTGTGGTGCCTCAGTTGGCGGTGCCCCGCCCATCTCTTGCT